CGGAACAGTTGACAACACAGGAACAGTAGTTGGAATTTTGCTTCACGATGTAACAGAGGACAGACCTGTTGGAACACTCTTGAAGAAAGCATACCTTAACACTACTCTTGCACAGACACATTCAGGTGTTACATATGATGCAGATGTTAAGGCTGCCCTTCCAATGATTGTATTTGAATAATTAGGAGGTATGTACGATGTTAGTAAATGAAGTAGTAAATTCAAAGGCTATTGCACTTGCCGTAACAGAAGCCGCAAGCAATGAGATTCCTTATCTCGGACTTAATTGGTTTCCTGAAAAGAAGAAACAGGGATTAGACCTTAAGTGGATCAAGACAAGCAAAGGACTTCCTGTTTCACTTGCCGCATCTAACTTCGATGCAATTCCGGCTATTAGAGCTAGAAAAGGACTTAAGACAGAGAAGTCACAGATGGCTTTCTTCCGTGAGAGCATGATTGTAACAGAGGAAGATGCACAGGAGATTGACAGAATCAAGTCTGTTGATGATCCTTATCTTGATTCAGCATTGCAGAGCGTATATGACGATGCAAGCGAACTTGTAAGAGGTGCAGAGGTAGTTCCCGAGAGAATGAGAATGCAGCTTCTTGCAACAGTAAATGGACACCCCACAATCGTTGTTTCATCTGATGGTGTTCAGTATTCATATGACTATGATCCTAACGGAACATATGCTGCAAACCACTATGTTGACCTTTCAACAGACAACACAAAGGTTTGGACAGCTTCTTCAACCGCTACACCTATTGCAGACCTTATCTCTGCAAAGAAGGCTCTTAACAGGCTTGGTAAAGCACCGAAGTACATTCTTATGAATGAGACTACATTCGGTTATCTTATTGCTTGTAAAGAGGTTCAGGATGCTGTTCTTGCACAGAATGTAACAGCTCATGTATTCCTTAACGATGAAATGGTTATTCAGACTATTAAAGGTCTTACAGGACTTACCATTATCGTTTACAACAAGATGTTCAATGACGGAACAAATGACCTTCCTTTCTATCCTGACAAGAAGGTTACACTTCTTCCTGATGGTGTTCTTGGCGGAACATGGTTCGGTACTACACCCGAAGAGAGAAGTGCAAGACAGGTTGATGCAGATGTTGCTATCTATGGCAAGGGAATTGCTGTTGCAACAAAGACAGAGGTTGGACCTCCGGTTCTCACTTCTGTAACCGCATCAGAGATTGTTCTTCCTTCTTACGAGGGTATGGATTCAACATTTGTTCTTAATGTTGCACAGTAATAAGGAGATAGATTATGAAATATCCTCATATCGTATGTATCAATGGTAATTGGATTCCAGCTGGAACTGAAATACCTGATGTCAAGGATAAGGATTTTTCAAAGGTATCAAAGGTGGTAGAGGTTGAAAAAGAACCTCTACCATTTGAACCTAAAACTTATACCAAGACAGAAATAAATAGAATGAGCACAGATGCCTTACGCAAACTTGCTAAAGAGGAAGGAATCCCAAAGGCAAAAGACATGAGCGGTTCGGCTCTTAAAAGTGCTCTCATTGAGAAATTTGAGTTATAGGTGATTAGTTATGTCATTGCAAGAAGATTTAGTACAAGATTTAACAATCGAATTACAGAGTGATGCGAACTTTGATGCAGACTTGCTTTCTGCAAAGGTCAAGAATGCAATTAACGAGGTTAAACTTGTCAGAAATTATGTTGTTACAGGCTTGACCGAACAACAGATAAATGACGATTTATGCAACCTATATTCTGCAATTCGTAACATAGCACTATACGATTATATGCAAGTGGGTGCTTCTTTCGAGGATAACCATGTTGAACCCGGAACAACAAGACATTGGGATGATAGACAAAAGTTATTCAACGGGATTCACGCATTTGTAAAGATATTTTAAGAAGTAAGTGCTTGCTATCTTTTGACGGATAGCGAAGGGGAATGACATATGCGGTGGTGGGATAGTCATTCATTCAAAAATAAAAGGAGATAATGCTTTATGGAAAAGATAAAGTGGCTCTTATCGGTGCTTTTAGGGTTGATAACAACCTTTATGAACCAATATGGTACTATGATTCTTCTTGTGGCATTTGCAATCTTTTTTGACTTCGTAACAGGAGTTGTTAAAGCAAACATCAAAGAGGAAGTTGATAGCAAGATAGGGCAGAAAGGTTTTTACAAAAAGATTGCACTTCTTATATGTCTATTCTTTGGCTTTTTTCTTGATTATGCAATTCCTATGATGTGTGCAAGTTTACCAATCACAATCAAGGTCAATATGCCATTTGGTATGATTATATGTTTCTATATCGTCTTAAACGAGTGTATAAGCACTTGTGAGAACTTATATGAGTGCAACCCTAGAATAATGCCAAAGTGGATAGTAAGAGTCTTAAAATCCACAAAGAAGCAATTAGAGGAGGATTCCTCAAATGATGATAGCGAGACAGAATAAAATAGCAATGTATTATTCATTGCAAGATAGAGAAATTTCTATACCGTACATAGACGATGAAGGGAATGAGTACGATACAGGCGAAACACAGATTGTGTATTCAGAACCTGTTGAGTTCTTCGCTCCCTTTTCTTGTGCCGGTCAAGAAGCTGAATCCGTGCCGTATGGACTTTCAACGGCTGATTATGAAGCGGTAATTATGGTTGAAATAGGCTCTCCTATTAAAGAGGGTGCGTTGATATGGAAAGATAGTGAGATAGTTTACAAGGCAATCGGCCAAGAAACTGTACCTGATGAAACAAGTGCAGACTTTACTGTTGTTAAAGTTTCTCCCTCACTAAACTTCGTCAAAGTAATGCTTAAGGGGTGTCATAAGTGAGTAAGAAGATAACCATAAACATACTAGATCAAGACAGTATTCAAAATGCCATAAACCAAATAAATGCAACAAAGAACAAGATTAACAATGCGACAAAGCAATATGTTGATACACTTGCGAATGCAGCCTATAAAGTTGCAGAAACAAACATCAACGAGAGCACACTAAAAAATCATGTTCATTTGCGTATTGAAGATTTGAGCACACCTGATGCGGCTTGCAAAAGAGTAGTTGCAGAGGGTGAAGATATGGCAATGGGTTTTGATTCGTTATTAGGTATCGAATATGGAGCTGGTATTCACTATAACCAAACCCCTAACCCTGATGCAGATGCAGACGGATATGGAGTTGGTACTTTCCCCGGACAAACACACGCATTTGAAGATGGTTGGGCATTCAAAGACGAAGAAGGTAAGTGGATATACACGCATGGTGTTAAAGCCACAATGCCAATGTATAAAGCACGAATGGAAGTTCTTAAGCAAAAGGATAGAGTAGTAAAAGGAGTTCTCAAAAAATGAGTAACACAAATTGGATATTTGCAATATCCCCCAAAGTATTCACAACTATAAAGAATGAGTTTTCGAGTGAGATTAAAGAGAGATATTCTATGAGTGGCGAGAACTTTTCGACAGAGATTGAGAAGAATACACCTACTAAATTTCCTTTTGTGAATGTTCTGAACATCGCACTTCCCGAAGTAGGTAATGATCTTGAAAATTCTGATATAAATGCTGTAATTGCCGGATTTCAAATTGATGTTTATGACAACGAAAGTGTGAATAAAGCAAAAGTAGTTATGCAAGAAATAGTACGCATTATGAAGTCTATGCGATTCAACACGGTATTTATACCTGTTCAAACAAAAGATGGTTCTTTACACAAGGTATCAATGAGGTTTGAACGAATAATAGCATTTAACGATGTTTTATAGAGGATCTATCCTCTTTGATTCATATTAACTTTTGGAAGGCTTTATGCCTTCCTTTTTTATTTATCCAATAAGGAGGAAAATTAAATGGAAGCTGGAATAAGCACACTTGGTATTACTTTCGGTTATGGTGTTGAGACCACAGCTGGAACAAAGCCCGGTACATTTTCGCAGTTGCACAGAATTAACTCAATCGGTGGTATTTCTATTGAGCCTGAACAGATTGATGCTTCTGCACTTGAAGATTATGTAACAAGATATGTAGCTGGTAGAGCAGATACAGGCGGAACTGTTGAGATTGCTGTAAACCTTACAGACGAGACACAGACAGAGTGGGAGACACTTATTTCCACATATCAGGGACTTACCGAAGGAAAGAAAGTATGGTTTGAGACTATTGTTCCCGGATTTACAGATGCTTTCTTCTTCACCGCACAGTTGCCTGCATCTATTCCACAGCCGGAGTTCGGACAGAACGAGCTTCTTACTGCATCAATGAACCTTACTATTGAGGAGTACATTGGAGCAGATACAGCGGTGGCTTTTTCGTAAACCCTGTCGCTGTAACAGGGGTAACACTTAACAAAGAATCAACCACAATTTCTGTTGGTGGTTCTGAAACACTTACAGCGACAATAGCACCCTCAAACGCAACAGACAGAGTTGTAACATGGACTTCTGATGATACAGACGTAGCCACAGTTGCAGACGGAGTTGTTACAGGAGAGAGTGAGGGTACAGCAACAATTACTGTAACCACACATGATGGCTCTTTCACAGATACTTGTGAAGTAACTGTTAGTGCCTAATAACATGGGGCGGACTAGTTCTGCCCCTTATTTTTTTTAGTGAGAAAGGAACGAAGTGACTATGAAGAGATTAAAGATTGGAAACAAAGAATACAAAATTGAATTTACGATTGAAGCTTCACTCTATAACGAGTGCACAACTAGAACATTGAACATTATGCAAGCAATGTCTCTTGTCGATGATGCAAACGAAAACGTAGCAGAACTTATTGAGAGAATGGCTGATGTTCCTATGACCGCTTTAACATTGTTTTATGCCGGACTTCTTGAATATCATTCACACGAAGTACAGAGCATTGACGATGCAAAGGCACTCTTTAAGGAACTTGTTAAGTCAGGTGCATATGACGAGGAGACAGATACAGACCTCACAACATGGTATGGCTTGCTTAATTATTTGATATTTATTATGGATGAAGACGGTTTTTTCAAACAGATCGGTCTTGTTCAGGAAGAGGAGAAACCCAAGAAAGTTCCCCAAGACCACAAGAAGAAAGCCACAAAGACTACCGAAGCATAGTATTTGATGAAATGCTCCCCGAAGCAATTAGGATAGGTGTTCCTGAAGAACGATTCTTCCATTTAACACCTAGGAAATTACGAGCATATTACAAGGCTTATGGAGATTATCTCGATGAACAGAGAAAAAGGGATGATATAAACAACTATAACCTTGGAATATACTTTGCGGAAGCAATAGCAAGTACAGTAGGCAATCAATTAAGTGGTAAACATTCGAAACCGCATAAATACCCTGATAAACCTTTTTCGGAGAACAAAAACAATTCGGAAGAAGAGTTGCAGAGAAAGAGAGAGTTATTTATGTCGGCTCTTAAAGTGAAAATGACCAACTTCAACCTGTCACAAAAGGAGAAACAAAGAAATGAATGAGACAATAGGTCTTGAGATTAAAGCGGCATCGAATGATGCGACAAGAGAACTTAATAGAGCAGCCGCAAGTCTTGATAAACTTTCAAGATCATTAAGTGCTGCAAATGGAATCTCCTTCAAACCTGTTGCGACAGGAATACGAGAACTTGCAGATGCAACAAAGTATTTTAACCAAAATACAAAAATGTCTTATTTTACTCGTTTTGCAAAGAGTATAAACAAGATAAATGAAGTTGACACAGCAAAAATTCAAACAGTTTCAAATGCGTTAGTTCCTTTAGCACAAGGAATGACAGCACTTGGGAATGTTTCTTTTGATGGATCAGGTTTAAAGTCGCTTACATCGGCTTTAAGAAGCCTATCTAATCTTGACGTAAGCGGTGTAAATTCGGCTAATTTCACACAGGTAGGGCAAAGTATTAAGCAATTAGCAACTGCCCTTGTAGACACCCCTACGGTGTCGAGAAATGTTATCTCATTCACAAATGCGATAGCAAAATTAGGAATGTCAGGACAATATATATCAGCAACAGTAAGTTATCTTCCAGCTTTAGGAAGTACACTTAAAGGGGTTATCACTTCAATAAGTGCAATGCCCGGAGTTGATGCAACAATTACATCGTTTGTATCAGCATTAGGACAGCTTGCAAGTGCTGGTAATAGGGCGGCAACAGTAACAAATGCCCTTGTGCCTATGGCAAACCAATTAAAAGAGGTTATGCGTATATTACAGACCGCTCCAAATGTCAATGCAAATGTGCTTAAAATGGTATCGGCATTAGGACAGTTGGCAAGTAGCGGAAGTAAAGCCGGAAGTATGGCAAGAAGTTTAGGAAGGTCAATGACTAACCTTGGTACTTCTTTCGGTACAACCTCTAAAAAGGCTTTCTCATTGGCAAGTGCAATAGGAAAGTTATATGCAACATATTGGCTCTTATTCAGGGCAATAAAGGTATTAGGCAAGTCTGTAAGCATTGCATCATCACTCACAGAGGTTGAGAATGTAGTTCAGCATTCATTCGGTAACATGAGAACCTCTATTGATAACTTCACAAAAGATGCAATAGATAAGTTCGGAATGGGCGAACTTGCTTCAAGACAGTATGCTTCAAGATATATGGCTATGGGTAATGCAATGGGTATTACAAATAGTGCCGTAGCAAAGTCAAATGAGTTCCTTGCAAACAAACTTAAAGGTTCAGAAGATGCTTATAAGAATTTAGGAACTACAATGGGAGATATGGCGGTAAACATCACAAAACTTGCCGCTGATTATGCTTCTTTCTATGATGTTTCGCAAGAAGAAACAACAGAAAAGATGCAAGCAATCTTCACAGGTATGACGAAGCCTTTGAGAGCATACGGAATTGACCTAACGCAAGCAACCCTTAAAGAATGGGCATTAAAAAACGGACTTGATGCAGACATTGACAGTATGACACAAGCCGAAAAGACAATGCTTCGTTATCAGTATGTAATGGCAAATAGTAAGAACATCATGGGTGACTTTGCTCGTACTTCTGATACTTGGCATAATGTCATGGTTAAGATTAGGGCAAATTTGCAGAATTTAGCCGGCACTATCGGTGGAGTGCTTATCAATGCTTTCAAGCCTTTAATGATATGGATAAATAACGCAATCAAGGCTCTTAACGAGTTTGCGATTGTAGTTGCCAATTCACTTGGAAAGATATTCGGTTGGACTTATGAAACAGGTACAGGCGGAATAACTGTTGATGTTGAGAATGCGGCAGATGCAGCAGATGATTTAGCAAGTGGGACAGGAACAGCCGCAAAGAATGCTAAAGAGTTCAAAAAGCAATTACAAGGAATTGACGAACTTA